TATGAGGCTGATAATTACGATCGGGTTTTAGTTCGGTTGCCTAAAGGGACTAAAGCCCGAATACAAGCAACCGGGGCCACGGTCAACGGGTTTATATCAGGGGCAACCCTTGATCGACTGGACGGTAAAGCCCCCCCGGCCACGGGTAACACCTTGACCATTGATCCCCCGCCTGATATGAAATACAATGAACGGATACAAATATTGATTGACGCCGGTATTACGTCCAGTGTATCCGAATACATTCTATCTGTTATCGGTGACAACCTTGACCGTGAATTGTCCTATAACGGTGTTTCTTTATGGCGTTATGAACACGGGACAACCGAACCCCGTCACAAATGATATCGTATATACACTTGTTTCAAGTTAATATATGATAGCGTATATCCATATACCATACATGCATTATACCCCGGCCCCCGTCGCCGGGGCTTTTCTTTTGTCCAAGACAACCGCCTATTGCTATTGATCCAACTGGACAACCCCCGCCGCCTATGCCTTTATAGCCCCGTCCAAGGCTTGTAATTATAAGTTTTGCTTATAATTCTTGCCATATTTATAAGCATATACAATGAATGCATGGTACTTATAAACAATATTTATATTTAGTGGGGTATTTATAAGTATCAATTATAAGTAACCCTCATTGTTACAACGACAATTCAAAAACCCGAACATTCTGCCTGTTTTGCATGGGGAATGTTCGGATATTCCATTGCATACAAGCTGTATACGCCATGTATAAAGGCTGTATAATAGCTGTATATTGACTGTATAATGTGCATGTTTATACGCATATTCCCTATGCATGTACTAATGGTGTATATATGTTCCCTATGGTGTACAAATTCAGGCAATATCTATTCGCTAAATTTATATGTTTAACGAATAGATATAACAATATCGGGACATCTGGTATTGAATACTAAGTCACCCCAGGGGGAATACCATGTTCGGGAATTTCGGGCGGGGTTAGTCCTCCCCCGCGCCGAAGAAGAAAAAAACGGCCATAATTCGGCCAGTGTAGGCGTGTGGAATAGTTACAAAACGGATATTTCAAACGGTTACATGGGGCTTCCAAATTTTTTTTTGCTTTATAATAAAAAAAAAAAAAAATAAAAAATCAAATCATGAATGGGGGGAAAGAATCCCCCCCCATTCATTGATTTTTTCGAGTATTTCAGAGAATTGAAAAAAATTCTTGGAACGAATTGCACTTGAAATAATTGTGCGCAACTGATATACTTGATGCAGGAGGAAATGAACATGGACGCGAAGAAGTTGGTTGAAAAGCTGGCGGAGCAGATAGAGCGTGAGCCGTACAGCTACAGGGGCTACGAGGGGCATTACAGCGCGTGTAAGCTGCTGATGAAGGATTCGGTGGCCGAGGCGGTGGACGGGCTTGTATGGCTGTCTGAGCGGATTACAGAGGCAATGCCAACGATGGCCGTTGTGAACAGGGGCGAGATGGGCGCATTGTATGGGCTGCACAAGGAAGTGCTGTTGGCGGCAGCGCCGTATGACTTTGATTCGTATTTGCAGTATGTGGAATGGGGAAGGGAACCGAGCAAGAAGTTTTATATACCCAGGCGCAAGCAGTTGAAAGTAGTAGTGGACGCATTGCAGGACTTGACGGATGACAAGTTGGACTTGTTGGCAATCAGTATGCCGCCCGGAACGGGCAAAAGTACGTTGGCGATATTCTACCTGACATGGCTGGCGGGTAAATATCCTGATGAACCGATATTGACGGGCAGTCACAGCAATTCGTGGGTACGTGGTGCGTATGACGAATGTTTAAGGATCATGGATGTAAAGGGTGAATACCTGTGGCATGACGTATTTCCCGACGTTCAACTGTCAAGCACGAACGCGAAAGACTGTAGGATTGATTTGGGGAAGCGGAAAAGGTTTGAGACGTTGCAGTTTACGTCTATCGGGACGGGCAATGCCGGTCTGTATAGGGCCATGCAGCTTTTGTACTGCGATGACCTTGTTTCAGGCATTGAGGTCGCCATGTCGCGGGAACGGTTGGACAAGCTGTGGGAGATATACAACACGGACTTGCGGCAGAGGAAGATTGGGCGGTGCAAGGAACTGCATATCTCAACCCGTTGGTCGCGGCTGGATATTGTGGGTAGGCTCGAAGAAGAATATGGCGAAAGTGAACGTGCCAGATTCATTGTCATGCCAGCGCTGGATGAAGATGACGAAAGTAATTTCGATTACCCATATGGAGTAGGTTTTACAACGCAATTCTATCACGAACAACGCGAAATCATGGAGGACGCGAACTGGAGAGCGTTGTATATGGGTGAACCCATTGAAAGAAGCGGCCTGTTGTACCCGCCTGACGAATTGCGGCGATACTTTGAGTTGCCCGATGGAGAGCCAGACGCAATCATAGCGGCCTGTGACCCGAAGGATAAAGGCTCCGACTATTGCGTTATGCCTATCGTTTATCAATACGGCCCGGACTTTTATCTTCATGCCGTTATATGCGATAACAGTAGCCCGAATGTTGTTGAGCCACGGTTAGCAAATGCGCTTGTGGAGCATCGTGTCCAGTTGGCAAGGTTTGAAAGCAATCAGGCCGGTGGGCGCGTCGCTGAAAAGGTGCAACAGATGGTCAAAGATCAGGGTGGACGCGCCAAACTGACCACCAAATACACCACGGCGAACAAGGAAACAAAGATTCTGGTCAACTCGCCGTTTTGCTTGAAGAACTTTCTGTTCAAGGATGATTCGGTATACAAGGGAGATCGTGAATACAAGCGGTTCATGCAGTTTGTGACGGGTTACACCTTGGGCGGCAAAAACAAGTATGATGACACGGTTGATGCTCTTGCGATGCTGGCTGAGTACATCCAATCATTTGCGTTGAACAAGGTCGAGATAGTAAAGCGTCCCTTCTAATTCACATTAAAGACGCATCTAAAACGCTTGACATATACATTGTAGGGTGCTATAATGGTACACGAAAGGAAGTGTATTGTTATGGCACCCAAAGTTTCTACGTTCACAGAGCGAAGTGCAGTGTTTTTCACCAAGGAACAGTTGGACAAGATCAAGGCAGAGGCAGAGAAGCAGGGACTACCCGTCAGCGTGTTTATCAGGACTACGGTGTTAAAGGCGGTGAGCGAATGAAAGTGAAGCCCATAGAGAAAACAAGAATTGTTCGTTTCGGCTGGTCGGAAGAAGAAGCGCTTAGAGTACCTTCGGAGGGAAGGGGTACAAGGCCGCATAGGGCATGAAATAGGCCGAAATAGTCTAAAAAGCCGAACATTCAAGGCTAAACCCCTTGACAATGTTCGGTTTTTGTGTTAGTATACGTTTAGATAGGACTATGGAGGCGCGTATGCTGACAGATAAAGAGGTCGCGGCCATCAATGAATGGCTTGCAAAGGGCTTTGAGATTGAGATTTACCGCAAGCCTGACGGAACCCTGAACATCAAGACCGTTCGGAAGAAGCGGCTGGTGGTTGAATAACGGTAAGAGCCGTCCACGCTTGCCCGTAGGCATCGAAGGGCTGCGTTCCTACGTGGCGTACTGATGTAGGTGTCACAGGCAGCGAACCACGGACGGACTTTTATAGACCTGCCCACGCCTCTGCTTGCAAGCGTACCATGGGGGGCAAAATTACCCCACGCTGAAAGGTCAGCGGGGAAGTGGAGAAGGCTCCAATGTGCAAATAACGCACGTTGGGGCCTTTTGATTTTTGGAGGTTTGCGTATGGCTGATAACGAGAACATGGCTGTCATATCCAACGACCTGTTTGGGCGGTTGGATATTTACGCTTCCTCCGACGAGATCACGGCTGAAAACGTGGTTTCGGAACTGAACACGGCGCTGCCGTATCACGTTCAGAACCTTCTGCAAGAGGATTTTCTGTATTGGTATCGGCGCAACGTGCAGCCGATATTGAACCGGCATAAGGAAGTCCGGCCTGAAATCCTGAACATCGTGCAGGAAAACCACGCGGAGGAGATTGTCGCCTTCAAGAACGGCTACTTCCTGACACAGCCCGCATTTTATACGGCGCGGCGCGAGGGTGTTCAGGACAAGGTGGACAAGCTGAACGAGTTCCTTTACCGAAGCTACAAGCAAGTGGCTGACGATAAAGTGGTCAACTGGTTCCACACTGTCGGCAAGGGTGTTCTGTACGTGGAGCCTGACAGGGACAACGACCCTGACACCCCGATTCATTGTTATGCCTTAGACCCGCGCTCTGCTTTCGTGGTGTACAGCCTGCGTCCCGGCAATGAGCCTGTAATGGGCGTAAACATGGTCGTATCGGACGGTATTGCGAAGTTCGACGTGTTCACGAAGGACAGCGTGTATCACCTGACGGGCGGCGCAACCGGGCGGCTGATGACTTCACAGGTGAACAGTGACTTCCTTGCGACGGCTGTTTCCGTGGAAAGCGTTGAGCCGAATGCGCTTGGGCTGATCCCGATTATTGAGTATCGGTACAACAGCGTGAACATGGGCGCGTTTGAAGCGGTGCTGCCCCTGTTGGATGAGATCAACAACATCCAGTCGAACCGGGCAGACGGCATAGAGCAGTTTATTCAAAGCTTGTTGGTGCTGGTGAACTGCGAACTGCCGGAGGGTAAATCGTCCCGCGACGTTCGGGACAAGGGCCTGATTGAACTGAAATCCATCGGTGAGAACAAAGCCGAGTTGAAGATATTCAGTGAGCAGCTTGACCAGACGCAGACCCAGGTGTTGGTGGACAATCTGTATGAACAGGTGCTTCGGATATGCGCAATGCCGAGTTCCACCAAGGGCGGGACATCCACATCGGACACGGGAGCCGCTGTATTGGCCCGCGACGGATGGTATCAGGCTGATTGTGCCGCCCGCAACTGCGGCGACCTGTTCAAAGAGAGCAACAAGCAGTTTGACAGGATACTGGTCAAGATATTGCAGCAGCGCGGACTGTTGGATATCGACCTGAACGACTTTGAACTGAACCTTGTACGGAATGAAACCGCGAATATCCAGAGCAAGGCCCAGGCGTTTAATACGATGCTGGCAAGCGGTCTGCATCCCGAACTGGCGGCTTACAAGTCGGGCATCTCCAATGACCCGGTGGCCGACATGAAGATGAGCGACAAATACCTGAAAATGGTGTGGGGAAATCCCGATCAGGTTGACAAGGTTGAGCAGCAGACCAACGGACAGGGCGAAGCGGAAATCATCGAACGCGACAGCGACAACGGCGAGAATGAAACGGGTGGTTCCGTATGACGATTCTCCCGATTGACGAGATCAACGCCTTAGAGGACAAGCTGAAGCCCCACTTCAACGACGAGGGCAAGATCAAGTCAAGACAGGACGCAGAGGACATCATAGACGAGTTGCTTGACCTGTTCCTGCTGTCATATGCAATGGGTGTAGACAGTGTAGGGGTTGAGCAACCGCCGCTGGAAACCGTCGAGGAAACGCTCTACAAGCGCATTGACGGCAAGACATGGGTTGACCGTGTTTGGGACTACTACGACAACGGCGGGACGCTGTACGACATTGCGCGGATAGCGTCAACCGAAGCCCACAGGGACACGAACGCCGCCGCCTATGACGCGGCAAAGGCTGCTGGCAAGACTACGAAGGTCTGGCATTGCATGATGTTGGACACAAGCCGTGATGACCATATCTGGCTTGACGGCGTATCAGCACCACTTGACGGATATTTCTATGCGCCGGGTGGTGAACGGACATTGTACCCCGGCGAATGGGGAGTGCCCGAACAGGATTGTAACTGCTTGTGCTGGCTCACGTATGAGTGAGTTTGCATATCGTCAGGGAAGACGTTAATCGCACATACGGTCAGGGAAGACCTTAATCGCAAAGGAGAAAGAACATGGACGAAAACACTGTTGTCAC